CACATTGCCGGAGTTATACGCCGATCGTGGATGGGATTTATACGTCTCAGAAGCTAATGCCTATAGGAGTCCGGAGATACACGACCTAGTGTGGGGGACAAATCCATTTGTTAAAGGCATATCGAAAGAACCGCATAATATCGGTAGTTGCATGTATGATAAGAGGCTAGTACCTCATAAAAACATTGTTTTTAATCAAGAGATCGCTCATGGTTTTGCCCCTAAGAATGACCTTTGCAAGTTATATTACAAGCCCAATTTTATTGATGAGCTTAAGGATATAATTGTCATAGATATTAGTGGTGTGAGTGGTTCTAAAAGCATACCGTTGCGATTCAACGAGATGATTCGGGAGCAGTTCCCGGGTAAGCTTGTAGTGAGCCCTGTTTTTAAGCGCAAGGTTACCACGGTTGTGAATAATGAGTTCTCCGTTAATGGACATGTTGATGTTGATTCGTTGATGCACTATGCTGATGTTATCCATAGTTGTCATCATTTTGTGTGTTCATTTAGTGGTCAGGCTGTTCTTGCTTCTGCTTTAGGTAAGGCTGACACGACTTGCTATATTCCTGATGGTTGGCAGGGGCATTTGACTTCTGGGCAGAGGCACCAGTTTTGCTTTTCAAATATCAAGTACGTTACATTTTGATGTGCTTTGCGAGGGGTGATCTATGCTGTGCATCAGGCTGATAGTAGAGCTGATTGGTTGGTTCATTGTGGGTATACTTGTTGTTGGGTTTGCTATTAAGTGTTCATCTTATAAGAGCTGATAATGTAGTCTTGGCGCCGTTATGGTTTGATTGTGAAAATATTTTATACTTGAACCATGTTGGGGTGCGCTATGAGATTCAATGAAAAAGTAAGCCTTGTTCTTAATGAAGTGTTTGATCGAGATCCGCAGAAGTTAAAAAGCCTGGGTATAGAGCCCATTATCAAGAATGGTGAATTTAATTATGTTTTTAGAGATCCTAAGCTTGGGGCTAAGAGTCCTTATTATAATGTTAATATAGCCAATGATCCTTTAGGAATGTCTAAGGTGATGAAAGCGATTTTGAAAAAGTATCCTGGCTCTGTAGGAACGGGGTTGACTTGGGGTAATGATCCTAGTAGTATTGAGAATTTTGATAAGACTGGGTTGAAGAATGAGGTGTTTGTCTACAGTATTATGATTAATTGCTTGACTGATTATGTTGATAGACTCGGCGACGCTCCGGCGTTTTTGAATTTTTCTGGTTTTACTGATGATATGAACATTGTGTATGATAGGTTTATGAAACGGTTTTTGGATGAGCCTGCTCTTCATAAATATGCTTATATTCCATTTCGTGCTGATTATTATATTTCTAAGAGCGTTTATGATTCTATTTTGGCTGGTGAGTCTGGTTTGGCATCGCATTTTGTGAAAGAGGTTCGGGAGAATGTCGTTAAAAAGTCTTATCAACAAGAGAAGCAACTTAAATTCTTCCGTCTACAAAAGAATTTGAAGAGGATCATCAAGAAGGCTTTGGGGTGTTCTGATGAGGCGGCTGATGGGTATGTTGATATGCTTGGTGTTTTGGATGGTGTGTATGGTATTTCGCCTTCTGAGCCTGCCAAGGCTGCGTTGCGGCGTGAATATGCGGTTTTTAAGGCTGTTATGTTGGATAAGTTGAAGGATCGTAATGCTGTTGCTGATACTGTGGATGAGATTGGTAAACTTTTGCAGGATATGAAGGCTGCTTATGCTGAGGACGATGACGATGACGAAGGTAATTGAGAAAAAAATACTATATGACTATTGTGCCGAGTATGAATATTTTTAGGGATTTCGGCAAAAATAAGCTAAACTGGTCCCTATAGGAGCTGATAATGGATAAGATCAAAGAGTTGCTCTCCAAGTCTGGTTGCAAGCCTGAATTGGTAAATGCGATTGCTGAATCTTTGGACAGATACAAGACAGGTCTTCAAGAGCAATTTGCTGCTAATTTTAATAGCACAGTTGAAAAAACCAAGAAGGTCTGCGTCGAAGAAACGGAAGCCCACAAGCGTGAGCTAGCCCGTCGTCTCCAGATTTTCTGTGAGACAAAATCCGCTGCGATCGAGACCCAGCTGGCTAAAATGTCGGCATTAAGCGAATCCCAAGCAATGACCAAGCTCAAGAGCGTTCGAGCACTGCTCGAAGGCGTACAGCTGAATGGTATTGCAAATGGACAATCCGCCGCCGCTCTGGAAAAAGCCAACCGTCGAGCTCAGCAACTTGCAGAAGAACGCAACAGAGCAGTCGCCGAAGCTAATCGTAAGACAGCTATCGCCGAAAAAGCCCTGAAGCAGAACCGAGCCCTAGTCGCAGAAAACGCTAAATTCCAAAACGCGAGCAGACCGGTTGTAGAAAACCGCTCACCCCGCCGTATGGAACCAACCGTGCGTCAAAGCAAACCGACAACGACTCGCGCCACTCTTCTCGAAAGCCAAGAGCGCCGTCCAGCCTCGAAGCCAAGACAAAGTAACGTAACTGTCCGACCGACCAGTAACATTACAGTCCTGGACATCGCGGCAAACATGGACACGGACCTCGTCTGACACTAGAATCCGATTTCACACACTTTTTCCTGAACAGGTACGGAGTTAGTAAATGCTACCCAGAACACAATCACGCGCCCCACAAGGCCGTCGTCACCTCACCGAAAACCGCCAAGCCATCGCTGGAGCCGCCACGGACCTCCACAAGGCCAGCATCATCCACGAGTCCAAGAAAAACCAACTCGTTGGTAAATGGGCCTCAGTCCTCAACAAGTGCAAAGAAGTACCTAAGGCCAAATTCGGCCTCATGGCCAGCATCCTGGAAAACCAGTTCAACGCCTGGAACCCAGAACGTCGCTCCATGATCCTGGAAGACCAAACCACGACAGCGAACATCGCTGACTTCACACGGTTTGCTCTCCCCCTCATCCGCAAGTCCTACCCCAAGCTGATCGCCGACAACCTGGTCGGTGTCCAGCCAATGAGCCAGCCAGCATCGCTCATCTTCTACATCCGCTATCGCTACGCCCTCTCCAAGGGACAAACGGTCGCCGGAACACAGATCATGCGCCAAAACACAGCCCAAAGTTACGCTCGTAACAACGGCTGGGCTCTCGACCCATACTACTCCTCACAACAAGTTGTGGGTGAAACCGGTACGATTCTGAACCGCAACCACGTCCAACAAACACTGGCTCACCGCCCAGTACTCGCCGGTACAGTAGCCGTAGAAGTCTACACCGACGAAGCCGGAGCAAGCCCAGCTTGTAACGACCCAACACCATGTCTCCGCGTCACCTTCGACTCCGACGGCGCAGTCGACACGGTTGTCATCGGCGACTGTAGCTTCACCGCTAATCTGGCAGTTAACGAAGCCTCCTCAAGCTTCAACCACGCCACCGGCGAAGTAAACATCCGCCTCACAGCAGGCATCTACCCAGTTGGCGCGATCGCTCGCATCAACTACGAGTACGACCTGGAATCCAACCCATTCCAACCAGAAGTCACCCTCAGCATCGACAGTGATTCGGTCTCCGCAATCACCCGCAAGCTGAAGACCTCCTGGAGCCTCGAAGCCGCTCAAGACCTCAAGTCAGTTCACAACATTGACGCTGAGAGCACCTTGACCGACCTCATGGCCGACGAAATGGTTGCCGAAATCGACCGGGAAATCATCAATGACCTCATCATTGCTGCTGCTATCCGCGCCGATCACAACTTCGCCACCGCCGCTGGTGCCTCGGTTAACTTCACCGACCGTAACATCGCCCTGATGTACAAGTCACTCGAAGTTGCCAACATCATCCACAGAACCACCCTGCGTGGCCCTGCTAACTGGATGGTCATGAGCGCCGACATCGCATCGAAGTTCGAGCAACTCAACGACTTCCGCGCCTCAGACGCCATGAACACCGAAGGTGTGGACATCGGCATCATGAACGTTGGAACAATCCAAGGCAAGATGCGCCTCTACAAGGACCCAGTGTTCCCTAACTGCAAAATCCTGATGGGCTTCAAGGGATCAAGCGTTCTGGATGCTGGCTACTTCTACGCACCATACATCCCACTGTTGAGTACCCCAA